ATAGGGTCATTATCAAATTGAGATGTAATTTTCTTCTCTTCTTTCATAAATTCTTCCATCATATCAGCAATTAATTGTGCTTTTCTTGCTTCAATTTTTTCTGCTGTCATTTTTATTTGCATTTGTACTTGTTGGTTCATGGCAACTTGTGGGTTTTGTTTCATCATTGCTAATTGTTGTAATTCTTCCCTAAACTCTACTTCAACTTGTTCTGTTGCCATCAAAGAAATGTGTTCAAAACAATTTTTTTCTAATGCAGCCATAATCATTGGATTATTTCTAGCCATGTTAGTTGCCATAAAATTTAAATGAGAAGTTATGTGCGCTCTGTGGTCTTGACCAGGATAAGCTTGGAACGGTTTCCCAGCGAGAGCATCAATGTGCTCTAACGCTGGGTCCTTTGGTGCGGGAATAGGTTGTCGTTTTAAAAGTTTATCAATATCTTTTACACCCAAAGCTTCGTACATATTTCTATATGCTTGATACAAATTATGTATTTGTGGATTGGATGTTGCCAGCTGCAGCTCCGACTGTGCGAGGGAAATACGCTGTGTCTGAGAAAATATATTTGGATCTGCAACTGGCAATATATCTACTCGGTCGTCAAAGTCTGTTTGTTTGATGATTCTTTGACCACCAACAACATCGTAGGGATATTCTTGAGGTAGATATAACTTGAAAACTCTTGCCATTAATTTGAACTCTTGTTTTAACGCCGCGTAAATTCTTTTGTGTATTGCAGACATTGTTCTGCTGCCTCTTTCTAGCAACGCTACGGTCGTACCCACAGCGGCTTGTTGATTACCCTCACCTACTTGCAAGTCTGCTATTGAAGCGAATCTTTGACCTGCAGTTACTACGACGCCCATAAGTTGTAAGAGAGTTGCTGACGGCTCTTTAAATGGTAACATCATAAATGAATCTCTGATGTTTCCTCCTGGTGCATCCACATCTCTAAATTCTCCTGGCTGAATGCTTTGAGCGTCGTCTCTTATTCTAATGCCTCTTTGTTTAAAACCTGCAGGTAAATTAGATAATGTTCCTGCGTCTAGTAGTTGTCGTAATGCAGCTGTAGCTGTTCTTGATAATCCACCAATCATATGTATTAAACCAAAACCATAAAAACCTAATCCTGGTAAAAATTTAAAATGTACGAAATAATCTACTTTATTTTTCATAGCATCACCTATTTCGTAATTTCTTTTAATTGATAAAACTTCTCTAGAATTTTCTTCGATAGTTACAACATAAGGAAGTTTAATTCCTGTTTGTTCACCATCTTGTCCCATGTCCTCAAATCCCTCTAAATCTAAATTAACATGACACTCTAATAAATTAAATACGTCCTCGTCTCTGCCTTTTGTTTCACCTTGCAATTCTCTTTCTTTTTTTTCAATTTCTGTTTCATTAACAGGTCCTGGTTTTAATTCTATGTCTCTATAAAAACCAGCTACTTGTTGTTTCCTTAATTCGTTTTCAGATATTTGTACGCGATGAATGATAGACTCCGCATCATCTAATGAGGTAGCTGTATACGGGACAATCAAATCATCAGCGGGTACAAATTTAGAGCAAGCCATTTGAGCTGCTTCATCGTAGTAAACTTTTTTAAAAGCTGATCCTGCTAAGGGTAAATGAAACAGTAAAGAATCAAAATCAGGTTCATAGTCTTTCATCTTATCCATAATTTGATAGTTCATAAAATCTTTTACTCTTTGAGATTGTTGTTCTTTTTCAGGTGTAGGCACACCTAAAATTTGAGTTCTAACTGGTCCTTCTGCAGGTAATAATTCTTTGTAAGCTAATGCTTGAAATTGTGTAACAGCTTCTGCTAACACTGGGTGTGTTGCGCCCGACGCACCTTGAAATGGTTCTGTTCTATTGTCGTATTTAAATCCTAAAAGATCTAAACCCTCTCTGTAACCTCTCTCCCAATCTTTTCTAGAATTTTTATAATCTTGATAGTTTTGATAAAGTGATGTTCCTAATCTACCTAAAACATCGTCTGGTAAATGTTCTGCTAAATTAGCGTAGTGTTCTTGGCCACCTTCAACAGAACCAATTGAGGGATCATAATTTACATCTACAGATCCATCTTCGTTTTCTGTTATCTCTACAGGTTCACCTTGTTCAGTAATTTTCTGTTGCTGTTCTTCTTGAGCAACTTCAATTTGTTCAGGTGATGGTATTTTTATCTCTTGCTCTACGTTTGGAAGAGATTTGTCTATGTCCGCCATTTATTTTCTCCAGTTTTACTGGTTTAACAGTATTATAATTAATAAGCAAGCCCTGAGACTGAGGGCCTGATTTAGGGGGTATTGTTTTAGTTAATTTAGTCGTCATAGTAATCACTTAAATCTATATCAGGGCCTTCTATAACATCTGCTCTAGCATCTGATGGTCTATATGCTGGGTTCTCAGAAAGAGGCTCATCATAATTAAATTGAGCGTCTGCATCATCTACTAGTTTTGCTCCCTTTGTATATTTTACTTCTCCTGTGCTTTTTGCAAAACCTTCTAGTTGTGTAGAATTACCACCTAAAATATCATCTATGTCCTCTACTACACTATAATCAACATCGTAATCCATTTCTCTAGGGTCTCCTGTTCTATAATATTTAGTATCAGCCGCCGCAAAATCTCCCTCTGTTTTTTTAATTTCTCCAGTTTCAAGACTTTTGTATTCACCTGGTGGTTCATACTTGAGTTCATAGGGTTCATTATAAGCATTTATACCCTCAATCTTTATTACACCATTGTCATATTTTTCAAGTCGAACACCAGGTAATTCTGGGTGTTGCATTATAGTAGCTTCTTCTGCAAACAATGGAAGAGTTTCTCCTGGTGTGTTTTTTGTTATTTTTGTAGAGGTGCCCGAAGACATCATCCTTTCTACTAGTTGAGGAAACCATTCTGGCATTTTTGTAGTTGTGTTTGGTAATTGTTTAACAACAGGAGCTAGTGGTTTTAGATACTTACCAATTACTGGTAAAGTCATAATTCCTCCCATTAGTTTTAAGAAAAATCTTCTGCCTGGATTTTCTGGCCCTTCGGCAAAACCTATTCGTCCACCTTGAGCTGCTCCCATAATTCCCTCTTCATATATATCGTCTAACTCTTCATAAATTCCAGCTCCACCGCCGCCTCCACTATCTGTTGGAATTGTTTCAAAAGAAGTTGGTAAATTCATTTGATCAAAACCACTTGCAGTATCGCCTGGGGCTTGGTACATAGGTATTCCTATAACATCAGTTGGTACTGGAGCCATCGCATCAAAATAACCTTTTCCTAAAGGAAAGGATTGCATACTTGGATCTTTTAACTGTCTATCTCCAAAAATTTTTCCATAAAAACCTTTTAATAAATCACGACCTTCATCTCCTACACGAACAGATACCTCAGATAAAATTTTTCCTACATCTTCATTTACTACTTTTGGTGTTCGTTTTTGTAAATCAAAATATAGATCATCTATTTCTTTTTCTAATTTAACCATATCGGCTCCCTCTCTTTCAAATTCAGGGGCATTCTGTAAGTAATCAAAATATCTTACTTTCTTGTCAAATGATTCTTGGTCTTTATTAAAGTCAATTAAATTTTGAATAGCAACTCTCTCTTCTTCTGTTTTTGCACTTTTAAGCATTCTATTTCCTACACTAAATTCTTTTTCTTCGGGTACAATTAAATTATATAAATCACCTAAAATAGTTTTACTAAAAGCTATTCCTGGTTGCCCTTTTGAAAGTTCTTCCATAGCAAGACCTGTTTCTATCAAAAGTCCAACTCCAAACCCTTTTAATCCAGGGCCTACAGATATAAGAAGGTCCGCTGCACCCGCGGCAGTCTTACCTGTTTTAGTTACGTACTGTCCTAGTTTAGCAAAATTTCTAAACTGTGATCCGCCTGGTTTTACTTTAGCTTCGTTAATTACTTTTTTACCTTGCTCAAAGCAATAATCAAGACTTGGTGGAGACCCTTCTGCAAACTTTCCTTGACATCTTTTATCAGGGCTTAGTGATGCAATTAAATTTTTTACTTTGTTTTTTTGATAGGCATTTACTGGACGTTTAGTTTCAAAACCTCTTGACTCTACTTCTTCAGCAATAGCATCGATATCTGCCTTTGAAACTTTCTTTTGAGCGGCTTGAACAGCTTTTGCATTTTTTACAAAAGTGTATCTTTCAACATCGTCTGGTATTATTTGTTTTAAAGCTGGGGATTGTGTTGAAATTTTATCTGGTGCAATCTCTTGTAAAGTTTTTCCTTCAAACATTCCAAGAGGGTCTACAGTTTTAGCATAATCAACACCTACACTATATGTTTTACCACTTGGCTCTATTACTTCAAAAGATTTATATCCTTTTGTTGCACGAGCAGCAGCTTCTCCTTTTTTATTTATTTCATTAACTTTTGCTGCGTAACCAGGGGGTTTATTTTTTAAAAGCTTGTTTCTTTTTTTTACAAGACCTTTAAGATAGGGGTCTACATTTTTAAATATCGCTTGATTAATTCTTGCTGGAGAATATCCAAGTGTTTCAAATCTGACAACCTCATTATATAAATCAGCCATGTGAGATAACTGCGATGCCTTGCTTCCTTGCATAGCTGTTTCAAAAGCAGGCACACTAAATTTTTTCTTTGCTGCTTGTCTTTCTTTTTGAGTTCTTTTAGCTGACTCTTTTGGATTAAAACCTCTTTCTTCTCTTACTTCTTTTATTAAAGAACCAGGGATAGGTTTAATTTTTTTCTCGTCTATTAATTTGTTGATTATTTTTCTAACTCTTGACTGTGCTGTTGATATAGGTAGATCAGGAAAAAGAGCTTTAGCCATTGTTTCATTTTTTAATGCTCCATAGTTTTTTTGAACATAGTCTATATTTTCAGGGTTGTTTAAAAAAAGACTTTTTCCTTTTTGTTTTGAAAGAGTAACATTAGGAGTTAACTCAGTATAACTTGTGTTATTATCTCTTAAAAGTTTTGCTACAGACGTTCCTTTAGCGTCGTATGTTTTTGCTATCTCATCTAAAGTTTCGCCTTTAAGAATTCTTTTTTTAATTTTTTCAAAATCTTTTGGAGGTATTTTTGTTTGACCTTCAAATTTTGCTTTTACTCTTCTTGCTTGCTCTGCTTTAGCCTCTGCCTCTGTTGCAAAATATTCTGTTCCTCTTGCAGTAGATTTAAAACGCCAAGGTTTATTAGGATTAGGTGTTC